ACATTGGCCACATCTCTCCAACCTTCCGGGCTTTCTGAGTATGTGCCAACATAGATATTGACGCGAGCTTCGCTTTCGCCCTCCATTGAATCCTCATGACCAGCAAATCGGACAATGACATAGGGTAAATCCTCGTCTTTGTTTGGGTTCTTGGGATCTTTCGGCGCTAGCCATCCTGCGATAACTTGCGGCGCGCGATGCGCTCCCTTGGGAGTGGTAAAGTCAAAGTTTGCCACCGCGTCCGTTAGGACAGCTGACAACTCGTCAACTAATAACATAGGAACCATCGGATCACTCCTTTAGGAGCCTTGATATTTCATGATCTAGGCGAACTTGTAAAACCTTGGCCGCCGCTGAGTTAATAAACGTAGCAATGTCGGTGTGCCCCATCATTTGCGGTACGTTTGGCCCATAAAGTTGATGCAACCGATCTTTCCCAGAAGCAGTGATGCCACCGCCTCTAGGTCTTTCAAAAACACCAACGTGGTTTCCGCGTACGACTGCTATGAATGCGTCATCAAACGTCTCTTGCCCTGATCCACGAATAACCTCCACCTGCGGCCTTGGCATCTTTTTCCCATAAGCAAAACTGTTTGGCGTTACGTTAAAATTCATCAATCGCTTTGATCTTGTCTTGGCTGAAACTGAAACAAAAAGACTATTCACCGATGCACGCGGCCGCACACTAATAACCTTCGCCACTGCCTCTTTCTCAATGAAATACTTTTTTTCAACCCGTCTTATGGCCTGCGTCCTGGCGTGAGCCGCCGCCCGGTTTAGGGCCGAGGCAGCGGCACGCTCAACACCATTCGGCACGGTGGCCAATAGCAGCTGGGCTCGTTCCAACTGATCCACATCAAAAGCGATCATGACTCACTCGCCTCCAGGACAATCGTCAGCATGCCGTCGGCTTCGTCGCAATCAGCAACAAGATATAGTTCACCGTCCAAGCGCATGCTTTGTCCGGTTACTGGCCGATAACCAAGATCGGACTTTTTAACGCAGACCGTCACCTCAGCCTTATAGATACCATCGTATCGCTCGCTTTGTCGGCTGTGATTTTTTAATACGTCATTATCTACTACTGAAGCTAAGGACTGGCCGTCGATATCGTGCATGTCGGCGAATTCATCAGTATTGAGAAAGACCGCCGAAATATCGGCGGCCATCTGATCTTTGAAGTTCATTAGCCGATCTTGACCAGAGCAACAGCACCTGCCAGCGCTTTAGCTCCAAAAGCAACGCCAGCCGGAGTGTTCGCCTCAGCCGTCTTGGTCAATTTACTGGCCGCGGCATCCCAATACAGCAAATCACCAGCGACGAATGCGGCGTCATTAACAGATGATGCCTCATAAACACCCTCCATAGACACTGATCCGGTCGCACCTGGTGCGATTTCTTCGAGGGCAACACCAATCTGGGTAGCAAAGGGAACGATATCAAGATAACCGATGGTTGTTTCTCCTGGGTTAGTGTAGTCAAGGATTTCTCCTTTTTGAACATGAACTGCCTTACTCATTATTACACCTCCAAATTATCGTATAAATTGACCAATTGATTATGCCCCAGGATTCTTGTAGACGCCTCTCCAATCAAGGAAAGTTACACCGTAATCGATGTAGATGCGCCATTTCATGCCGAGTACGTCAAACGCAACCTGGGATTCAATTACAGGGCTTTCTTGGCCATTGAGGTATGTCACTTCAATAGTGTCAAGGAGGCCAGCTTGCGCAGCCAGGTACCAAGACTTATCACTGTACTGATCAAGCTCAGCATCAGTAACCAGGATTAACTTGCCATTAAATACGTTCTTGACGTTGGCATTTGCGCTTGCAGGATCAGAGATGCTTGCCAACAGTTGTTCTGCAGCAGTCTCAATAGCAGCAGGAGCCAAAAGAAACTTCGGTGCTATATTGAGCGTTTCTTTACCGCGCAGGTTTTTTTGCTGTCTCATTGCCGCACGGCCAGCACCTATAGAGGCTACGGAAACGACCGCACCTGCAGCTGCAAGATTGCCGTGCCCTGCAGCGAACATCCCCGCAGTGTTGGCTAAAGTTTTGTAAACCAGTTTGTTAATGCCACGGCGAGCTGCTGCCGCATAACGGGCCGGAAGCTTAGTGAGAGCGTTAAGGTCGTCATTGATGATCGCTTGACGGGTTAAGCCCCAAGACTCACCAAAGGTCAGTACAGACTTTTTGGAGCTATCTTCCGTCATTTCGTCATGTTTGAACTCCCCGTTAGCAGTCATTTTCTGAAGCTCGCCAGCTTCAGACAGCTTGTAATGAGTAGCTTCTTTGAAATCCGGATTACTTCCTTTGCCAGTCCATGCCTCGAATGTGGTATCGGCTGCAGCATATCCTTCGCTAAGCGACTTATTTGCAGTATTGGAAAGAATGCCGGCGAACGCTCCTGCACCGGTTAGCGCCTCGCGAATCAGATCCTGATCAGCCAAGTAGCGGGCTTTCGTATTGCCAGCACGCTCGAGGCATTCGATCATCATGTCGCGCAGCCGCATACTGCGAAGTTCCGAAGCGCCATCTGCTGGTGTCACCAATTTTACGCCGCCGCGCAAGAGAATTGCGTCAGTAGCGGCCCGGGAGAAGCGAACAGATTCTTCTTCACCGACCTGAGTACGGGTCGTGTTTTGCGCAGGGCTTTCCTTACGCAGTTTAGCGAGCACATCTGCTTGTACTTCCGCCAGGCTCCTGCCAGACGCTACATGCTCGCTAGCATCAATGCTAAAGTCACGGCAGAGCGCTGTAATGTCTGCACACCGCTTACGTTCCGCCTCAATAGCGCTGTTATCTACAGGCTGAGCAATAGGTGGTGCTTGTCTTTGGTTTTCCGGGGTTTGGGTCTGTTTTTCAATAGCCATTCTCTCATCCTCCTCATTGTTAGGGGTCTCTAGTTCCTCCATTTGTCTGCCGACACCAACAGATGCGTCAGCCGGGACTGATACGATGCTAATCTCTAAGGGCTGCCATCTGAGCGCGACATAGGCGGGGCCTTGCACCCGACCACTGGTTGACGATTTACCTGCAGCGACCTCTTCCCAGTTATCTACTGAGTAGCCTACACTCACGCCGCGTAGCGTGCCAGACTGGACCTTCTGCCAGATACGTTCAGACTCTTCATCTGCATCAAACTGGACTTCTGCATGGGCTTTTCTTGTGGTTTCGTCTACCCATGCGCGCAGGACGCGACCGAGGACAGAACTCCGATTATGGTTGAACAGTAGCACGCCGAGACCATTCTCAAAGCGAGACATGTTCACTGCTGAGCTATCAACCTGCAGCACTTCCGCCCCGAACCAACGATCCACCGGAGTCTCTGAGACGAATGAGAGCGTTACCGTTCTCGTATCGGCATTAATTCCATCAGAGGCGATACTAACTTCACGCGTCAGGCTCTGCGGCAGCTGCTGCCTTTGTTTGTTTGGCAATTCCCTCTCCTCCTTTCACCGGCGTCATGCTCACGCCGTATTTTTTCTCCAGGTCTTGCATATACGCAAGTTCTCTGGCCCTTTGTTCCATCACCTCGCGCCAGTCATAGCCGGTGCGAGCGCAAACATTGGCAAGTGATTCTTGACCCGATGACATGGCTAATTCATTAGCTTTAATTTCTTTTACCGGGTCAATCCAGCTCCATCCTGGTGCTATCCAACGATGTTTCAAATATTTAGCCCGGTTTTGCCAGAAGTCTTTGATTTTTAGTTCGCCCGACAAGACCGCGCTGATGATAACTTCGGTGTAAACTTCACTGAGAAAATGGTCGATCAGCCATTGCTGCCAGTCCTCATAGGTTCGTTGATCTTCTAGGAGGCCCTGGCGCGCTGAGGAATAGTTTACCTGACTCATATCACGGCTGGTTGCCTCATAGCTTAGACCTTGTCCCGCGCCAATAAAACGTTGAAAAGTAGACACAAGTTCACGGGCATTTGCCGCCTGGCCGGTTGGGATAACCGCGTTCACGTCATCGCCTGGCTGTAACTCCATAATCATTCCCGGCGCTATCCGCTTTCGCTTATATCCGGTTTTGGGATCATAGTCCGAGGTTGCAGCCGTGTTGCTTACCCCACGCCCCGGCGAACCTCCTGATGGCGTTAAGCGTTTTATAAACACACTCAGCGACGCAAGAATTTTTTCTTTGATACTTACCGCTTCCAGGTATTCCTCGGCGTCATTAGCCCTGTCAATTGTCGATGCGAGCGGCGAAATCTCACGGATCTGCGAAGGCAACGTCTTGCGCCAAAGCGAAATAACCCGATCTGCCGGTATCCGAACTGATTTACCGTTGTACCATCCGTCCGGGGTATACTGGCGCAGGTGATAAGCAATTGGTTTTTGGTTACCGTCAACCTCAACGCCATTAATGACGGTGTTGTTGCCGTTTCGTATCAAGTTGACACTATCAAGGTCGTCTACTTCTCTGGCTTGCAGTTGAAAAGGGAATCGTGGATTACCGCCGTAGGTTTTGATAAACAAAACGCCTCCGTCAACCTCCGTACGGCGTACCGCCATCTTAGACTGCTCCCAAAAAGCTTGCGCACCCGTAATGTCACAGTTTCGCGGTTTTTGCCAGTCATCGAATACGGACTCAATCTGCGAATTTAGATCCTCATCACCCGTATCTGCCTGCACCTTGAAGCCGGTAGATACAATATTCCGTTCCATCACACCTAAAAACGCTCCAACGATATCGCTGTTACGTTCCATGTGCCGGGTCCGCGCACGGATAAAGTCCCTTTGCGGTTGATTGATCTGCTCTGCTTTGGCGTTTACCGGCAGCCAGGTCTCAGATTTACGATGTACATCACCCGCGTTGTAGGCTCCTCGTAAGGCATTTCGCCAAGCCATACGCATATAGCCTAATTTGGGGCTTACCCACGCCAATGCGCGATCCAGAGCATTGCCGTCAGGCGCCCTCTGTTTTTCCTCCACCATTCCACCTCCTAACGGTAATACGCGGCGACATATACGCCGCCACTATTCTCGGCCGTTGCCAGCTCTTGCTGTAGTTGCCGTCGTTCTCGGTAAAGTGTTGCTAAATCACCGCGGCGAATCAAGCGACTGCCGATGCGGTATTCTTGCGCGCCGCTCTCAATCTTCGCGATAGCCAGGTTAATTTGTTCAAGCTGTTCTTGCAATGTCATAGCCAGTCACCTCCCTTTGTGCTCAACCAGTCTTTTGGTTCTTCTTTTCTGCCATGTTCTGATGGGGCCGATGGCATCGCCTCTGGTTCCTGCAAGTCATCAAGATAACGAACATGGAGCAGATCCGCAGCCAGGGCCGCGTATACCTCTGTATCAAGATAATGGTTAGGCGTTGCTGATGTCCTTTGTTTCCATGTTTCAACCTCTTTATTGCCCTTACGTTCGCGAACTTTGTGTTCCGCAGTGACCTGCGCTGCATAATCCGCGTCACAGTCGGCATGTACCATAAAACAACCGTCGCCCATCTCACGATTGAGACGGGCGGCGATCATGTTTTTGTATTGATCTGTGTCAACAACATAAAGAGTTTGGCCATGTACTCTAGAGCCAGGACTATCAATCGAAGTTTTTCGGTACCGCTGCAGCATTTGGTTCGATGCTCCCTTGACCGGTACTGCCCAATCTTGATTCATCAAACAAAAATCGTAAACTGTATCCGTATCGTAACCGGAGTCAATGGCGCAGAGGTTAACCTGCCAGCGCAGTTCTCCATTCGTGTCTGGCCAGCGCCGATTCATAATCTTCTCCAAGTCCGCCCAGGTCTCAACCTCTCCGCTAGTAACCTTCTGACTCGTCATTCGGGCACCCCATGCCCGGATCGTAAAATACATTCTATTTGCCTGCACATCTACGCCGCCGGTTAGCAACTGCGCATATTCTGGTACCATTCCTTCAGGCAGTTCCGTTTGCTTACTCAGCACGAGATCACTATCTAGACTGGCGGCCTTCTCTTCCCACGGCTCAGCTAACCAGGAGTTTATAAAGTTCATAAGGTCTTCAGGGGTTTCTTTGGATGCCAAAAATTTGGCAGCTATATCACCGAAAGTTAACCATGGCGAGTAAAGCGAACTTAGATGAAATCCGATAGAACGAACGCGCCCGGCTGGCGTGTTTTCGGGTGACCAATCTCCGTTTCTAAGCATCTCCATCTTGTGCCGGTCATCAATGCGCTGGCCGCAGTTTGAGCACTCATACCAGGCAGAATAGCGGACTAGCTGCGGATCTCGCAGGTCCTGCGGCCACTTAATTTGCTTAAAGGATAGCTGTTGACGACATCCGCAATGTGGACACGGCACGTGATACTTCATCCGCAAATCTGATTTCTCGTATGCCTGCCAGATGTTGCCGTGTTTAGTGGTTGGAGTAGACACTTTGACAATCTTACGGTTATAGAATGTCTTCATGCGCTCTTCTGCCAGCGCCAATGGTCCTGCTTCTTTACCTGACCATTTCGGGTATTTGTCGATCTCATCAAAAAAGACGTACCGGACAGGCCGGGACGCCAAGTTTGACGGAGAGTTTGCTCCGACTAGCGCGATATAGTTATTAGTAAACTGCAATTCAAGCTTCTCGCTAGCTCGTCGATCAAACTTATCGGCGATCGCCGGTGAGAGCTCGAACATCGGGATTAACCGGTTCTCACTTGCAAATTCAGCGAGCTTATCGGTAGGATAAACAATGATTGCCGGACCCGGGTCTTGATCAACCGCGTAACAGAGCATGTTATACTCTGCTTCAGTCTTGCCAAGCTGACTGCCAGCACAAAACGCAATCTCTTCAATACCATCTTCACAGAACATATCCATGATTTTGCGTAAATATGGGGTCCGCTCTGTCTTCCATGATCCTGGCGAAGCGCTTGATTTCTCATCGAGAATACGGTTTTTATCCGCCCACTGAGAAACAGACATCCTTTCTGGCGGCTTGAATGCAGTAAACGCATCCGCAATGTAAGGTCTCCAGCTATTTTCTTTGCTTAAACTCGCCTTTGGCAAGCTGGCTGAGCGCGTTTTGCACCGCATTATCCACCACCTTCTTCGCCTCCAGTGCAGCATCGGGATCAAATGTATTAAGTTCTGTTGCTATTTCGTGCCCGATAGCGAGCAATGAGCGCTTCAGAATCGTAAATAAGCGTCTCAAATCCTGAGTTACTTCGGTTGTCGCAATATATTCGCCGCGCTGTACCGCGAGTTTGATTCCTTCTTGCGCGGCCTTAGCTTCGCGGTAGTCAGCTTCAGCCATCAGCTTACGCGCCTCAGGACTGAGATCACCGGCTTTGGATCCATACTTCCATTCAATCAGCTTTTTAATGTCCCATTTGCCATAGCCTTCTTTGGGAGCGCCGCGCTTTTCCCAATCTGAAAGTGTTTGGGCTGTAACGCCAAAAAAGGCGCATGTTTCAGATGTGCCGCGAATCCACCAGTTATCTGGGGTCTTCGGCGCTGTGTCCTTCTCAGGTGTACTGTCTCGTTTCTTTCTAACCATCAAAGTTTCAACCCCCAAAAATCATTTTCACGGAGAAAGTTATCGGGGCTCGCTAGACCCGCAGGCCGTCCACCCCTCCGGAAGGACCCATTACTTTAGCACCTTCCCACCCCTCGCCTTAACCGCCCCATGCTCCCTGCGGTGCGAGTCAGCCTGCATGAGTTCCCTGTAGTTATCTCCCCGTGACCGCTTGCGGTAGGTGACACATACACGGTCGACATTGTAAACTGGTTTAGCTGTGCACATTAGTTATCATAGTGCATACAGTTTGAGTTATTGCAGTATAGACCGTCCATGCGTCACTTCGAAAAAAATTGGTATAAGAAAAGCGCCCTGCGCACGCGAACGGCTCGCACCACTGGCACATGCGGGCCAGGGCAGTTTAGATATAAAGAAAAGAGCCCGAAGGCTCTTTAAGACACATCTGCTAGACCACTTTGAGTATACAATGCAATACAACAACTCTTTACCCGTTTAAGACCTATCTTACGATAGTATTCAAATTCTTTTACTTGCTTAATCCTACTATCACTCTTCACCTGGTTAACTACTAAGTGTACCAATTCCTCATGGATTGGCGGACCAATAACATAGATTGTCTCAATTCCTTGACTAAGATATTGGTCAATCCGATGCGAATATGCACTAGCACCGTAAAGATCAACCGTCTCATTTTTAGCTACTATCACAACACTAACCTTAATTAGGTTTCTGTTGAAAGCCAGCAGGATATCTTCTCCACGCTCTTTAGACGCAACCCTATATAAATACGTGATAAATTCTCTTGTTTCTCTTTTAACATCGTCATTAGGAGGATGAGGGTGTAGTTTTTTTCCAAGTAGGGCAAATTCTCTAAGTATAATTTGCGTTAACATTCCGGAATCATCAAGCAAAACTAGCTGTTGAAATAGTGAATTTATCTCAGGATCATTTTGAATTAGCGGATTTAGGATTTCATCATCAAAACAATCTAAACCATCTTGATATTTTGTTGCCAGAATCCTACGAACAAGCGTCAAATCGGCTGAGCGCGACACACGTGAGTCGACATATTTCTTCGCTTTAGGTATTACTCCTTTTTCGACAAAATCGGAAAGCGCAACAACTATGTTTTTTGTTTTTTGACTATGATGATGCATGCGAACAATTACTTGATTATCATTGATAAATGTTTGCCGATCAACTTGCTTCACCCACTCAATTTTCAAGTCATACGGAGCGATATCAGGATTTTCTTTATTTAATTCCTGAGATACCTCCATAATTGTTCCCCTGATTGTCTTTGCCACTGAATCCCTTTCGAAATACTTCGAAGCATGGCTTGCAACTTCAGAAATTTTACCGCTGAGTAGAAGTAAGTTGGCCGTATGAAACACTAAAAGATAAATGAGTACCGCACCTATTGTCAGAACAATACCTAATATTGATCCAAATGATAAAGTCATTTGAAACTTTAAGACCGCGCCGCCAATTGTACGCAAAAGTTCCCATAATTCCGCCATTAGCTTACCTTCCCATGCGCAACCATCTTCTTATAACAAAAACTTGCAGAGCAGCAGAACTTAATTTCTCCGTCTTGTGGGTAAATACACTGAATGTTTTCCATGGTTACTTTTTCTCCACACACATCACAGAAACATTCACCGCCTTGCACTTTTTCGTACAGACCCAAGGAATGTAATAAGGGTTCCAAATCATAATCATGGACGGCTTTCAATGTACCTTTTTTCACTAATACCACCCTATTCTCCGCAAATCGGCAAATATTTACTAGCCATGTCCATAATTTTACCATGATATATCACCATTTTCTATAGTTTTCAGTATATTACATCTAATTAATTCCCATTTATATGCAATATCTATACACGCTAACCCTGTATCTGTTAATTATTAAGCCGCCCATTGCTGGACGGCTATTCATGGTAATGCGCTCACTCTTTCCCCATCGCTACCCTCACCCGCAGCCGGCACTCAGAAAGCGTAATACCTTCCCGCTTAGCGGCGATAGCAAACAATTCATCTTCCTGAATCTTTCCCTGGTGATCAGCGCCGTGGCAACCTTTCCCCCAAGCCGCCGGTCCGCAGAGAATAACGATATTCTCACGCATGTCGGGGCCGAGTCGTCCTTTGCCAATAATATGAGCTGCTTCTAAAAACAAACGACTGCCGCATCGTTCGCAACAGTCGATTTGCTTTTTAAGTTGATTGATTGTCTTTTGGCTCTTAACCCGCCGATGTTTTGGAAACATCATCGGAGTACACCAGTTACTCTACCTGATCGACAGCCGCCGCGAATAGATTCATGTACCAGATCTGTTTTGTCATTACGTTTGACTTGATCCTCAATATTGCATTTTCTCCCTGACCATTGAGTACAGTTCGGGCAGTTGATAATGTCTTTTAGGTTCTTTGCCTTGTAGTAATCACATGCAGATGAC